TCACATCTTGTTTCAAGATTATCAGGATGGTGGATTGCCAACGATAGAAAGCATATTAGAGAAGGGAGCAAGTGCAGTAATGAGATATGGCATAAGAATACTAGTCATAGACCCTTTTAACTTCATTCAGACCGACTACAAAGGTTTAGAAACGGATATGGTTAGTGATATGCTCACGAAAGTACAATTATTTTGCAAACAACATGACGTATGTTGTTTCTTTGTTTCACACCCAACAAAACCTGCAGACCGAGGTAAAAAACAGCTAGTGACAGGAGTTGATATAGCTAAATCAATGGCATGGTTTAGTAAAGCAGATATGGGATTGACAGTATTTAGAGGAGAAGATAATGTTAGTATTAATGTATGGAAAGCTAGGTGGGGATGGAGTGCTAAATGTGGTACAACAGACCTTACTTTCAACCCTGTAAATGGGAGGTACGATGAAGCCGAAGAAGTCCAAGACGACTACGATTGGGATTTCGACTGAAACCCTGCATATAAACGATGTCGGCAGTCCAAATCTGCATGAACGTCATAAAGTCTGTGTACGATCAATCGATGACACAAAATTAGGCAGAGCCATAGTCCTTGACCAACACATCATAGACGTAATGTTCCACGAAGATTATCTGGATGCAAAACAACACAACGTCTGCAACAAATATCTAGGTATCATTTCCCGATCAGGATGTTTTGCGAGTGCACCAGGTTTAGAAAAAATATTATTCACTAGTGAACAGAATAGTTCCAAGCCTGTGCCGAAAGCCTGTATCTTGATAGGAGTTCAAAGATTAATCAAGGATGTCTGCGGTGGCGAAAAAGAAAAAGTTTTTTGGCGAATCATGTCGGAGAATCCCAACCGAGTAAACGCTTACCAGATAGCTACTGCTTCTGAGTGTGCTAACGCTTTATTAGATTTTTGGTATGTTAATCAGGAAAGTCCTGTGTCTTTGTTTCAACAAGCCCTGACAAGCCCTTAACAGGTTCAGATAAACTGCCAGAATAAATCATTTTACCTTCTTGTTCAGCAGTATCTTCTTTAAGTTCAACACCCTTCACATCGGCTTCGTTGTGTATCATATGGATTATTTGTTTGTTAAGAGAACGACTCTCCTTTTTTGCAAGTGCATGAGCAAGTTCATAAGTTTCTTGCGAACACCTAATGAATAGGTTCTTCATCTTCGATTACCTCGTCTAAGTCTTTATATATAATTACAGGAGATTCCTGCACTTCTGCAATAGCTACTGACTCTCTACCTAACTGATAATATCTATCCTTTTCAAGTTGATTGATAGCCGAGTCCAACATATATTCATTTGCTCTAATCAAAGGATCATCTAACAACGATATAGCAAAGGTTATGGCATCTACTTCATTTTTAAAAACCCAAACCAAGTGTACCCAATTAGCTTTGCTTTTAGTTGAATTGGGATTGTTTGGTTCAGGAATATCTAATTTATAAGTGTGTCTTACTACTGCAAACATTCAATTATTATAAGCAAAAAGCTATCACATTGAAAGCTATGTTTCATGTGAAACACATCTGCACAGGTGATGACCAAAACGCAAAACGGATTTAGCAAAATATTATTCACTGGTGATGAGTATTACCTTTCAGAGCCTCTCAGATCAAAAATTGGTGGTTTGGAGCTTCACACATTGACGTAATAACACAGCAGTAGGTTTTGGTACAGACAATCGACTATCATACTTCTATAATCGACTATCATACTTAGGCGGAAAAACTAGTGGGTTTGGTAGAAGGGATAATCCTAAATCGAAACTTAAAAGACTATCCCTTCTTGATATCTAACTTTTAGATATGGAGGTCTCTGTTAAGAGAACATTCACTCTATCATCTTTTGATTGCAAAATGCAAGAGTTATTCACAATTTATCCACAGGTTTCACACAGGTTTATCCACAGGTAAAAAAAATATTATTCATTGGTGTATCTAAAACCAAAAAAATTACCCCCCCGCCCAAAGTCAGTAAATACCTATCACTAGTGAATATTTTTTTTAACTTTCCCCAGCCAGGATCACAAAATTTAGACCAAAAAAAAAGGCGGTAACTACTCGTTAAAGTAGCTACCGCCTTAATTTTATTTACTCCTCTTCTGGAATATAGATTATCTCATCTTCGCCACGACCATTAAGATATGCCAAAACATCATTCTTATTGATTGTTTTCTCAAAGACTTCCTGATCTTGATTGAACCTGTTAGAAAACCAACACGCTCTATCTTTATCAAGAGTCCAAGAAAACCCTTTATCATCCATGCCACCACGAAAGATTGTTATCTCTTCAGGCAAAGAATCAAAAAAGGCTTTCTCTTTTTCATTCATCATTAGATGAGGATTTGCAAATTGTTCTGTTAATAAACTTTTCCAAGAATATAAATTTGCATATATATTCTCGGAATCTATCCAAACAGAAACAACAACATCCCAATAGTCATTATCGGAATCAGGCATCCACCATTCAGCATAAGCATTTAACAAAGCATCATGTCTGTAAGGTCTTTCATGCAGATAGATAAACTTGTCTATATCTTTTTGCTCAATAGCATCCTGCAATTGAATAGTCTTAGCTTCATATTGCAAATTGTATTGAGTTATCGATATAGGATTATCTGTCATAGGCACAACGACCAACAAAGGATGATGAATCATTTTTCCAAAAGAAGCATCTTCGATTCTCTCTTTAAGATCAGCATTTAATTCAACCTTCTCTTTGAGATTGTCGAAATAAATTAAACTTTCCATCTTAAAAAGATTGCCTAGTTGCTTCTGTATTTCTTGAAGTCTGCTCATGCTTCCTCCATGTTTGAATCAGAAAATTCTGTAAGATTAGACTCTTTAGAAAAAATACTCATAACAATTTTGTCTATTTCATATTTAATTTCATAAAGTGTTTCAGCTTCAAAATTCCAAAAATCTTTTGGCATAGAATTTTCAAAACCATACCAAGACATTTTTAAGTTTGGATAAGCAAAATATTTTCCACCATTTTTTGGTTTCGCAATTCCATAATTGCGATACAGATAATATTTAAACTTTTTATCTTCTGAGACTTTTACAATAGCCATTTGATTACGAAGAAATTCATAAGCTTCAGAATAGTTATCATAAGCTTCTAACACTTGATTTCGAGTTAAGTGCCAAGAATTTTCTTTTGGCTCTGCTTGATATCTAGCGTAAGTTTCTTTCAGTCGCTTCAAATATTTATCGAACTCATCCATGAGTTGAAGATATCTATGAGTCGTACCTCCTTGTGCCATGCTTACCTTGTACTCAAAATCTAGGGCATTTATAAGTTTTTCAAGTGTGAATGACAAAGAGTTATAGTCTTGCTTATATCTTCTTCGCAAAGGATTAGGATTTTCTGGATAAGAGAGTAATTTTGTTTTACTCATTTCCAAGGCATCCTTCAGTAGTTTATTCATGCTTCCTCCTTGTCTTGGTATCTCTGAGGATTTTCTTTCATATCCTCTTCAATCCATTCAGCAGAAGTATCCCAAGCATCTTTTTGTTTAGGATTGTAAGCAACAACATCAATGGCATAACCCAAATGAGAGATATTGTGTAAATGATAACTACTAAAAGTTTTCTGATTAATTAACTTTGCGAATTTTTTTGCAGTGTTGCAAAAAGGATAGCAAAGATCATTTCCATAAACATTTTTATAGAACACCTTCATATTTAAATTATTCATAAGACCTCCATCTTATAAAAGTTAGTTAAACTGATTTCGGCTCTTTTGAGCCATCATCAGGCAAAATACACATTTTGCGATCAGTTTTAGTAAATTCGACCTCGATACAGGCGATCTAAGGGCAAAACTAATAGCAAGTGATATCTGAGTAACCCCCAAATATCACTCGCTAATAGAAAGGTTTTAGTCGTAGAATCTAGCAGTATCTACATAAACCACCTCGCCAAAGGCAAGACGTTCTGAATAACTGCTTTCTTCAGTACAACACCAAAACACAGGCACATCAGGTTCAACGTCTGCGGAAACGTCTCCCCATCCATCAGTAAAATAGACTATTGCCTGAACATCTTCAGCATCATCAGTATAGTCATTGAACAGATTGAATACAGGATCAAACTCTGTACCACCACCGCCACGAACTACTAACTCTAATTCATCGCCTGAAGATAAATCAAAGTAATCCCACCACTCGCCATCTGAGTTTTTACGAACAGATGTATCACAGTAGCAAACTCTGATTTTTTCGAGACCGCAATCTTCCGCCATCGCTTGTATTTCAGTAGCAAATTTATTCAATTCGTACTGAGACACAGAACCTGAAGTATCAATTGCAACCGCTAACTCGCCACCTTGCGGAGACCTAGTTTTACTCGGCAAATTTAAACCCTGCCAAGCAAACCTTTTATTCAGTCTCGACCACGAATAATCGTTAGCAACAGAAGAACGTAAAAGATCATTCAATTGTTCTTTCCAATCAATTGAAGTTTCTTTTAATTCTTCCATTCTGCCACCGCAAGATGAATTAGTACCGCTTCCAACAGCTATTTCTAGTTTGTCGGATAAGGCTACTGCTCTTTGTATTTCTCCTGAAATTTCTTGTATTTCAGCATCGTTCAAAGGTTTTCCATCTTCGTTAGTAGCATCTATAACTTCGCCAATAGTTGAAGGAATAGCATCCAAATCAATTGAGTCAGATTCTCCGCCATCGGATTCCTGATCTTCTTCAGAAATATTTCCTTCACTAGTGTCTGGTATTTCAGAATCTTGCGAATCATCCTCCATGTCCGCATTTTGATTCTGCTGTTTGACTTGCTCGATTGCTTCTTGCAGATCATCTTCATTTTTAATTAAATGTTGATAGACCTTATCCGCAGACCATCCCTTATATTTATGATTTAACAAACCGCCCAAAGGCAATTCAAAACCTAAATCCCAATATAGGTAAGCATTGATAACGTAGTCGCAAGCAATATTCCAAACTTTAGGATGACGTTTACCACGTCTTAAAGGATGTTCATAAACAACGTGCAACGCTTCGTGAACAAGTACACCTCGCAATTCTGCTTCAGTTAATTTATCCACGAAAGGCGGATAGTAAAAAATGTTCTTACCATCAGTCGCCATTGTGTCGCACTTCGATTCTTCACATTCAACCAAGTCGAGATGAAGGAGCATACTAGCCATGCCAACATTCCCCCTCATCAATTTTGCTCTAGCCTTAGTTATAGAGTTAAGAGTTTCCATCTTTCTTACCTCCATAAAGCTTGTTGAACAAGTTGCCTTTCAATCCATCAATAGATTGTTCAAGACCTTCCGCAACCTGTTCACGTTTTTGCTTTCCTAAGTCTGTTTCATCCCTAAGAGAATCAACAGAATTTATTGTCGCAAGAACAGAACAAAGACTTTGATGAGCCTCAGCAATATTTTGATTATTGCCTAGTACATCCTGATTAATAGAAGGTAGCACTTCAACCGCTTGTCTCAATTTCTCGAAACTAGACTTGTTAAAGAATCCGCCTTTCTGCTTATTGTCAGGGTCATACTCTTTGAGTTTAGTCGCAACGTGATTAACCTGCTCAAGCAAAGCATCAACAGTAATTGTCATTACGTTATTGATATTTTTGTTAGACCTGTTAATCGCATCCGATTCTATTCTCTGCCTTAACTTTTCTGAGACGTTAAGTCTGATATCGTTGCCGAAAGTAGGCACAGGAGTCATTTCAAAATTAAAGCAGAACTTCTGTCTTAACTCGTCAAAGTCTATGTAGTCACTTTCTTTGAAGGCATCGCCCAAGTTAGCTTTTGCAATCTCCATCTGTTTAGGATAAGAACGTAAAAATCCTTGAACTTCTTTATCCCAAATAAGAGTAGCTTGATCTACTTCATGTTGAAGTCTTTCAAGATTCGTATTAGGGCAAAGTCGCCATTCCGATAAAACTTTTCCATCATTATCTAAGGATGAAGAATCATCCCAAGGTAAAGTTAAAGGTTTATAAAAATCATTCCTAAACTTATCTAAAATTTGGCGAAACTCTTTATTGATATTTCGACCAAAGATATGTTTAGAAACACCTAGCAGTTTTTCGTCAAATACTTTCGTATCTTCCGCTAAACCGCTTCTTAATTTCTTATCGACTTTAATGCCTGAAGGATGCCTTGCTGTAAGGCGAACCAACATACAGTTTTCCGATAAGGTATTAGTTAATTTTTTATCCATTTTAGAACCTCCATTCTGTTAGATAAAAGTTATCTGATTTCACTTTTTCAAGATCATCAGTTGGAATACACATTCCAATATCAGATATGAAGTGAGCAAGATGTAATTATATTCACTAGTGAATAATATTTTTTTACATCTCGCCCAATTCAGTTTTTAACCTAGACTTCTAAATCTTGATTTCTGATTTTAAAATCAGAATAAGTCGAAGTCTCTGCTAAGTCTGGGATTGCTCCAATTAAAGAACGAACATAGAAAATCGCAAATTCAGGAGTTGGAAGTTGCTCAACATAGTTGAGACTATTCGCAAAATATCCTGAGACTTTTGGATTATCCATTTCCGATTTAAGAATCGAAACTAATGCACAGACTAGAGCATAAGATTTTCCGCCTTCATCGACCAATTCAACATCCTTGCCTTCGCAAATGTCCTGCAAATTTGGCAAGTCATTTTTTAAAGACATAAACGTCAAAAATTCAACAGAAGCAGTCTCGCCAATATCCCCTTCGCAAATTAATTGCAAAATTTCTTTTGGCGGATTCGTTTTCAATGTATCTGAAAGACGAACCCAAGAACGTGGACTCGCTTGTGGAGTCGTAATTTTTGGATCAAAGTCGCAAAGATACTGAGGTTCATAACTAATGAATCCCAATACGTCTGGATTTACATCATTCTCAGTTGCCCATGCAATCCAATCGTTGATGTTTTCATCTACATTTAACATTGTGCATCGATCATTAACCTGAGTAGGAATTTTATTTGCTCCTGCTCGATCAGTTGATCTATTACCTGCACAGACAATTTTCCACCCATCAGGCAAAACATACTCTCCGATTTTTCTTTCATAGAGTAATTGTCCGCAGACACACATCACAGACGAATGAGCCTGAGCAAATTCATCAAAAAATAATATGCCCTCGCCACCTACAGGAAGATTGCCTAAGAAGGCTCTCTTTTGTTGGTTATCTTCGTCTATGTAAGGTAAACCGCCAAGATCAACAGTCTCATAGAGAGACAATCTAAAATCAATAAATCCAAACTGTTTTTTAGTTGGATTGATTGAATTAACAATCTCTCTATCTTCTGCAAATTCCTCGGCTAGTTTCCTAACAATTGCACTTTTTCCAATTCCTGGCTTACCTTGTAGGTAAGGGGTATTAGAACCTTTTAATATCGATTTCATCGATAATATAGCTTGACTTGGTTTCATATAAGACCTCCATCTTTTTTTGTTCCAAGTTAGAATTCGTTAGCAGAATTGCTAACACCTAGAAGCAACCTTTTCACAGGCTAGACTTAAATCTATTTAATGCTTTTCGCTAGAGTTTCACTAGCACGTCAGTAGATTTATTAAATATCATTTAGAGACAATCTATAATCAAGATATTTAATGTGTTTTCTAGGCTCAAAAGAAAGAATAATATTAGCCATAAAAGACCAATAGTTATCGCATACTTTTTCAGCAAGTTTCTCACTAGGATTCTCATCAATCGAACCCATCTCAACCGCTAACTCTATGATTTCGTCATAGTAAAAAGGAATTGAAATTGCTAATCCTTGCAACCATTCAGACAAAGCTTTTTGTTTTCCTTGTCTCTCTATTAAATAAAAACCATATTCACTAATGAATCGATCAAATAAATAATTAATTAATTCTTCGTCAGTAGGTTTTTTATCTATAAAAACATCCTCAGTTTTTAAACATTCCAAGATGTAGTTTTTATAATTATTTTTGTATTTTGTATGATGTAATTTAGCCATCGTTTCTAACCTCCATTAGTTAGTTTCTTGAACCCCATAATTAGGATTCTCATTCAGCACGTTAATTCGTGGACTCTGGAGGGAGTCTCTTAATCGCAGTATTTATTCCAAACGTCACAATTGAACCGCAAAAAAGATCATAGGAATCATGGCTTATGCTCCGCCTATGTCGTTCATCGTACCCTGCTCGTTGCAGACCTAGAGAACCCTTACTATTTTTGGACTATCGCTGTAAGCCGACTTGCAACAAATGACACACTAATTCGCATATTGCATAACGAAAAACCCTTTAAAAAAGGGAGGGTCAAAAGTCGCTGTTGTCTGTCCATGCAACGAGTATAAAACAAAAACGCATCAGAACACAACAAAAGAAACATATTATTTGATAGCACTTTGTGAGCATAGTATTTAATTCACTAGTGACAGATAATATCTAGCATGACGCAATCAAAAAAACCTGACTTAAAAATCGTAAAAAAAGAACGTGATCTAACCGCCAAGCAAAGGGCATTTGTGAAAGAGATAGTAAGAGGAAAGTTAGACACTCACATTGATTGCTATATGCAAGTGTATGACGTAGCTAGAACCAAGACAGGAGCAATACCAAAACACGCCCATGTGGACTGTAGTCGCCTTATAAGTAACCCTAGTGTAGCCCTAGCAATTAGGAAGGGATTAGAGAGGAAAGAAGCATCGACAGTAGCTTCTTCTGTACGAACAAGGAGTTATGTCTTAGAACGTCTTATGAAGGAGTCGCAAGAAGCAGACTCAGATTCCGCTAGGATATCGGCATTGTCTCTATTAGGTAAAA